GCTCTGGGACATATAACCTGCCTGCTGGCAACCCCGTTGTTACCGGCACAACGATTTCATCATCAACAACTAACACAACCAACAGTGACATTGCAACGGCGTTGACAAACTGTATCACTCGTGACGGTCAGTCTACGCCGTCAGCTAACTTGCCAATGAACGCTAAAAAACTCACAGGACTTGCCGCTGGCACGTCTGCTGGGGACAGTGTGCGCTATGAGCAGGTGGTGCTTACTGGCGCAGCGTTAGGTACGCCTTCTAGCGGTACGCTGTCATCTTGTACGGTTGATGGGACAAATGGCGTTGGGTATATTAACATCCCTCAAAACAGTCAGTCTGCCGCTTATACACTTGTTGCTGCGGATGCGGGAAAACATATTTTTCACCCAAGCACTGACGCTAATGCTCGGACGTTTACCATCCCTGCAAATGGTTCAGTAGCGTATCCAATTGGCACAGCTATTTCTTTTGTTAATATGACATCTCAAGTGGTCAGTATTGCAATCACATCTGACACGATGTATTTAGCCGGCACAGGTACAACAGGCACACGCTCACTTGCACAGTACGGTACAGCGACGGCGCTTAAAATGACATCGACAACTTGGATTATTTCTGGTGCGGGGTTGACCTAATGAGCGGGATTCTTCAAGCGGTAATGCGTGATTTTCGGTCTTATGGACCGCCTACAGGTCAAAACGCTTACACGACTGCTGGTACATATTCTTGGGTCGCGCCAACTGGAGTTACTTCAATTTCTGTTGTTGCTGTTGGGGGAGGAGGACGGGGTCATGCCTCTACTATTGCTGGCAAAGGCGGGGGCGGGGGCGGTCTTGGATACACAAATAATATCAGCGTAACTCCCGGAAGCTCATATACAGTAGTGGTTGGCGCAGCAAATGGTGGCGGGGATTCATCATTTAATTCTACTTCCGTTATTGGATATGGTGGTGGTAACGGAAGCAACACAACTCAAGGTTCAGGAGGCTCTTTTTCCGGCACTGGCGGTGGTACTGGCGGTACGGGTGGAAATACCGCATATGGTTATAACGGCGGTGGCGGCGGTGGCGGTGCAGGAGGATATTCAGGAAATGGTGGTAATGGTGGGTCTGGTACTGGAGGTTCTGTAGATGCAACAGGCGTAGCTGGCTCTGGCGGCGGTGGGGGCGGCGGTGGTGGCGGTGGAAATACCAATCAATCTTCTGGCGGTGGCGGTGGCGGCGTAGGTATTCTAGGTCAAGGTTCTAATGGCTCTGCTGGTGGTAAAAGCACTGGTGGCGGGGGCGGTTCTAGTGGCGCAGGAGGTACTAACCCAAATGGTGGTCTATACGGCGGAGGTTCTGGCAGTAGACCATCTGCATCTGGTGGGTCAACGGGAGCAAGCGGGGCAGTGCGAATTATTTATCCGGGGGATACTCGAAGTTTTCCTTCTACTGATACTGGAGATTTATAGTGAAGTTATACATTCAAATTGAAAATAATACCCCCATAAATCACCCTGCTACAGAAGAAAATTTGCTTTTGGTTTTTGGAAATATACCAAATAATTGGGCGACATTTAATAGGGTTATTACGCCTACTGTAAGCCATTTTGAAAGCTATTTGGGGTGTTCTTACGAATTTATTGATGGGGTTTATACTGACGTTCACCATGTAAAAAAAATGACCTTTGAAGAAATAAATGAAAAGGTAAAAGAATTAAATATTCCGCCTTCATGGCAGTTTAACTCTGATATATTTGATTTTGAGCCTCCTGTACCTTATCCACAAGACGATAAGCAGTATTACTGGGATGAGCCCACCGTGTCTTGGAAAGAATTTACGCCAGTGGTGCAGTTACCATGAAAACTGCTGAATTAGGTTATTTTGGTAATATCTGGGTTAAGCAGAACGTATTAGAGCTTGCCGGTGAAACACACGGTGGGCATGAGCATAAGTTTGACCATGTAACCCTTCTCGTATCGGGTAAAGTGTCAGTTGAAATTGAAGGTCATGAGCCTAAAGAATTCACAGCACCAACATTTATTGTTATTCGCAAAGAACACCAACACAAAATTACAGCCGTTGAAGATGGCACGGTCTATTACTGTGTCTATGCTCTGCGTAATATGGACGGTGAGCCAATTGAAGATATTTATGGCGAACAACACGACCCAGAATCAGCCAGTGCTAGAAATGAAGGGTATTGGAAAAACATTAACAGGATAAACATATAATGGAGCATTTTATTTCTTTATTGTTTCTTGCAAGGGACGTTGCGCACCGTGAGCATTTGCGGACGCGCAACTTTGCCGCGCATATGGCGCTCAATGACTTCTACAATGAAGTTATTGAACAGACAGACGGCTTAGTGGAAGCGTATCAGGGCAGTTATCAGCTCCTCAAAAATGTTGAAATATTAGGCAGCAAAGATGAAGCAAATATTGAAACTTTTTTAAAGAATCAGGTAATATGGATTGATAATAATCGCTATAAAGTTTGCCCAAAAGACGATTCTCCTATCCAAAATTTAATCGACGGTATTTTAGAAACTTACTTTACTGTTCTTTATAAACTTAGATTCTTAAAGTGAGGTCGAGATGCCTGATGAAGCCTGCCGTTTAGCTAAAGTAGAGCAGCGCATTGACGCGCTGGAGGAAGTGTTTGAAGACAGAGGAAGAAAGCTAGACGCTATCATAGCCGCGCTTGATGAGATGAAAGCAGAGCAGTCGCGCTATAAAGGCTTTATTGGCGGTATCGTTTTTACCGTTGGCGCGTTGTTTTCGTTTCTCACATGGTGGTCGGGTAAATAATGGAATTCCTACAGTTTGCCACGGACGTGGGTTTTCCCATCGCGGCGGCTTGCGGAGGAATGTACTTTGTTTATCTGACGCAGAAATTTTTGCTTGATAGTGTCCTTGAGAAAATCAAAAGTCTAATAGGAATTATCAAGCAACTAGACCGGCGCGTTACGGCTATGTCGTGCGACATCACGAAAATTGATGAGTTGGCGTCAACAGCGCTTGATATTCCACCAGATAAAGACAGGCCTAAACCCCCTCCTGTAGAGAGGAAAGACTAATGGATGCAAATGCAATCGCTAAATACATTAACCAGTTTGGATTCCCTATCATCGCTGCTGGCGGCATGGGCTATATTGTCTATTTTGTTTGGCTTTGGGCAACAACAGTTGTAAAGCCTATTCTGCAAGAAGCCACTGACGCGCTGATTGAGCTAATCGACCAAATTCGTGTGCTAGACAATGACATGATTCGATTAACGCAAAAACTAACTACTATATTACTGCTACGGAATAAAAAATGAAAACAGGTGAACGCGGACTAAATTTAATTAAAGAGTTTGAGGGCTGTAAACTGACTGCATACCAATGCCCTGCGGGTATTTGGACGATAGGAATTGGCAGTACACATTATGGTGATGGGACGCCTATCACTAAGAATAGAACGCTACCTACAGAAAAAGCCGCTATTGCTTTGCTCGCGGCGACGATTGGGCAGTATGAAAAAGCAGTGAACGCTGTTGACGTTGAGCTAACGCAGAATGAATTTGACGCGCTAGTCTGTCTTTGCTACAACATCGGTGCGGGTAATTTTGCATCCTCAACGCTTGTTAAGATGCTAAAAGCAAAAGAACCTAAGTCTGAAATAGCGGCGCAGTTTCTGCGCTGGAACAAGGCTGGCGGTAAAGTATTAGCCGGGCTTACTCGACGCAGAAATGCAGAAGCGGAGTTGTTTTTAAGCGAGTAAATCATCACGTTCACGAGTTGCGCGAAGGATGCAGTAGCGCTGATGCAACCGCACCAAGATAGAGCGTCTACGTTTACCGTGACGCTCTGACTCAATCATCACCTGTAATTCACCTTCTGTGTAATTGTTCAAATTAAAGAAGATGTCGCGCCATGTTAAGTTGTTCATTTTAATTCCTCTAAGGCAATATCTGAGATTGCGCGTTTGTCATGTAGACTTGCGAATATGCGCTCGTCTACGGTTTTGTCTGTTAGCAGTACATAGCAATATACGGCGTTCTTTTGTCCACTACGGTGCAATCGTCCAATGGTCTGCTCATATCTATCAAGTGACCATGGAAGCGACAGGAACACCATTTTACTGCCGCCAAATTGAAGGTTAAGCCCATGCCCTGCTGATTTAGGGTGGACGAGTAGCAATTCTACTCGCCCTGCG